ACAAATACGGAAAAGTTGTTATAATAACGCACCACAAGCACCACGCAATAGCGTATGCAAGGAGTTTAGAAGATGGCGGCAAAGAAGCTGGAAGATCAAAGTAAGTACGATGCTTACGATATGAATGGTGATGGCGTTGTATCGGATGCCGAGATGACGAAGGCCAAAGAGATTAGAGAAACTGAGGATGCGCTGCGCAAACATTTGGCGCAGCTTCGCATGGCTCGGTGGACTTTAATTGGTATGGGTGTCTTTACGGTCACAATGTTCTTTATACCTCTGGATCGTGTTACGGCACTGAGCGACATTTCTAACTTGTTCTACATTTCAGGCGCAGGGATTGTCGGTGCTTTCATGGGCGCAACAGCGTGGATGGGTAGAAAATGAGTATATTCACTGCCGCACTAGGACCGATAGCCAACCTCGCAGGCTCGTGGTTGCAGGGTAAAGCTGACAAGAACGCTGCCGCCGCGGAGCTAAAGCTCACAGAGGCTAAGGCGAAAGCGCAAATACTTTTGTCGAAAGAGACTAGCGTTGCCGATTGGGAACGCATCATGGCAGAGGGCGCGAAATCAAGCTGGAAAGACGAGTGGTTTGTAATTGTTCTGTCAATCCCGCTTGTCTTGGCCTTCATACCCGGTGCAGAGGGCTGGGTTGATCGTGGCTTTGAACAACTTTCCAAAGCGCCCGACTGGTATTTTTATAGTTTAGGTATCGCAATAAGCGCCAGTTTTGGTGTTCGCGGTGCGCAGGCTTTGTTCAAGAGGAAATGAAATGACATACAAACTGGGAAACCGTAGCAACGAGCGGCTAGAGGGCGTTGATCCCTCGTTACAGACAGTTGTCCGCAGCGCCATTGGGCGTTCCGAACAGGATTTTAGTGTGATTTGCGGTCTTAGAACTCGCAAGGAGCAGGAAGCCTTGGTTGCGAAAGGTGCTTCTCAAACGATGAAAAGCAAGCACCTCGGCGGCTATGCCGTTGATTTAATGGCATATATTGACGGGGGCAGATGGGAACTGAATCTCTATGATGAGATCGCTGACGCCATGAAAACTGCCGCCAAGGATTGCGGCGTCAAACTTCGCTGGGGCGCGGCTTGGCATATTGACGATTTTGGTGCTTATGAGGGTACGGCTGAAGAGGCTATGAACGAGTATGTAGACTTACGTCGTTCACAGGGCCGTCGTCCATTTATTGATGCGCCTCACTTTGAGTTAATGGAGGACTAAATCTTCTTGCCTTTCCCTTAAATCTCGCTAATGTCTGTATCAGATAAAGTGGGAGTTTATAGGAATGGATGAGATATTCATTGCGGAAGCCGTCTTTCGCATGATAAGAGAACGAAGGCAAGCCATTGTTGACTTAATGCAGTACAACAATGTCAAGTCTATGGAGCAATATCGTGAGCTCATAGGGAACTTAGAAGCCCTGAATCATGTGGAACAGGAACTCAAGGGCCTGCTAGATAAACAGGAGCAATCTGTTGACTAAAGTTAATTTAGAGGCCGCTCAAGAAGCGGTCGCCAGCCTCTCCGAGGCATATGCCGCACCCGAAGAAAGGGTTTTAAACCCAGACTCCATTGGTGCTTCTCTCTTAGAAAAAATGCCCACGCCTACAGGGTGGCGTCTTTTAATTCTTCCGTATCGGGGGAAAGGAAAGACCGAGGGCGGTGTTTACTTGCCGCAAGCTGCGGTAAGTCAGCAAGAGGTTTCCACTCAAGTTGGTTACGTTTTGAAGGTAGGCGAGCTTGCTTACAAGGATACTGAAAAGTTCCCAAACGGGCCGTGGTGTGAACAAGGTGATTGGGTCATGTTTGCTCGTTATGCGGGTTCTCGCTTTGCCATTGACGGCGGTAACGTGAGTATTTTGAACGACGACGAAATATTGGCCCGAATATCGGAACCCTCAGACGTTTTGCATTATTAGGAGAGAATAGATGGCTGAAGACCAAATTGAACTGGACCTTGCGTCCGACGAAGACACTGAGGTGGAAGTAGATTCCCCTGAAATTGAGGATTCTGGTTTAGAGGTTGCCTCTTCGGATCAGTTTGAAAAAGCGGATAACGCAACTCAAAAACGTATTGATCGGTTGACTAAAAAGATGCGTGAGGCTGAGCGTCGTGAAAACGAAGCTATTAATTACGCTAAACAGGTTCAGCAGGAGTCTGAAACTTTAAAGCAACGCTTTTCTAATTTGGACAATAGCTACGTTGCGGAATACAGCAACCGTGTTCAAAACGAGATGTCGCAAGCTGAATCTGAGTTTGCCCGAGCAATGGAAATGGGTGATACGCAAGCTGCGGTTGAAGCTAACAAACGCATGATTGCTTTGACTTCTCAAAGCGAACGCGCGGCTCAAGCAAAGCAGGCTCAAGAGCGTCAGCAACAGACGCAGGCGCAACAGCAACAGCCTATGCGACAGCCCATGCAACAAGCTGCTCCACAGGTTAAACGGCCCGACCCAAAAGCTGAAGAGTGGGCTCAACGTAACGAGTGGTTTGGGCAAGATGACGCTAAGACTTTTGCGGCTTTTGGGATTCACAAAAAGCTTGTCGAAGACGAAGGATTTGACCCGACGAGCAATGACTACTATACTGAGCTTGATCGAAGGATTTCCGACACGTTTGGAGGTTCCTCGCAAGCACCCGGCAAACGGGCCGTCCAGACGGTTGCGGGTGTTTCTAGAAATAATTCTGGGCGCAGTAGTGGGAAAAAGGTTCGACTCACCCCGAGCCAAGTCGCAATTGCGAAGAAATTGGGTGTGCCGCTAGAAGCATACGCGAAATACGTTAAGGAGTAAGACTGATGAGCGAAGATACAAATGTAAACGGTTCTATCAAGCGCACTCCTCGCGCAAACCAAACTCGGGAAAAAACGGCGCAGCGTAAGCCGTGGGCTCCCCCATCTATGTTGGATGCACCGCCTGCACCGGAAGGTTTTAAGCATCGTTGGATTCGTGCGGAAACGCGCGGATATGATGATCGAAAAAACATCAGCGCAAAAATGCGCGAAGGTTGGGAACTTGTTCGTCAAGACGAATACCCTGACTTTGAGTCCCCGGTAGTTGAATCAGGAAAATATGAGGGTGTGTTTGGAGTGGGTGGCTTAATGCTGGCTCGCATTCCTGTCGAAACAATTCAAGAGCGTACCGAATACTTTAAGCAGCGTAATGCTGACCAAATGGAAGCTGTTGATTCTGACATGATGCGCGAGAACGCACATTCAACCATGACGATTCATAAACCGGATCGTCAGTCTCGTGTAACCTTTGGCGGTCCTCGAAAATAAGGGCCTCCTATTTAGGAGAAAAATCTTATGGCAAACCAAAACACTGCCTACGGTCTTCGTCCTATCGGTCTTGTTGGCTCGGGCGCAAACTCTACTGGTGTAACTCAGTACGAAATTGCGTCTAACAACACTAACCCAATTTTTCAATATTCGCTCTGTGTCCCTACGGCCGCAGGCGTTGTTGACCACGCAGGCGCTACCAACGGTGGCACTACTCCTGCATTGGGTGTTCTGATGGGCGTAGAATATCAAGACGCAACGCAAAAGAAACCTGTGTTTCTAAATTACTGGCCCGGTTCCGGTGCGGTTAGCGTCGATACAAACTACCCTGTAAAAGCTTTTGTTGCAGACAATCCAAACCAGTTGTTTAAAGTTGCGTCCGACGCTTCTTTGACTGACCGGGCCACGGCGCAAGCTGCGGTATTTGCTAACGCATCTTTGGGCACCTCTGCACGAACTGGCTCAACTGACACAGGTAGCTCTAACTCTGCATTGGGTGTTTCAACAATTGCTGTCACCGCGACTCTTCCACTTCGCATTGTAGGCGTAATGGACGATGAAGCTAACAGTGACTTTGCTTCGGCAGGGATTCCAATGATTGTTCGAATCAACGCTCACTACAATTCAAACACTAGCCGTTTTGATTCGCAGACTACCGCGACTTCAACGGGCGTATAAGGAAGGGATTTAACAAATGGCTATTTCTCGCGCACAACTGGCGAAAGAACTAGAACCCGGCCTTAACGCATTGTTTGGCTTGGAATATGACCGTTATGAAAACGAACATGCCGACATCTTCGATGAAGAAAGCTCAGACCGAGCATTCGAAGAGGAAGTTATGCTCGGAGGTTTCTCAACAGCCCCAGTTAAAGGTGAAGGTACTTCCATCACATTTGACGACGCTCAAGAGACCTACACAGCGCGTTACACACATGAAACCATCGCATTGGCCTTCTCCATCACTGAAGAAGCCATTGAAGATAACCTGTATGATCGTTTGGCGTCTCGTTACACCAAAGCTCTGGCTCGCTCTATGGCGCAGACGAAGCAGATCAAATCAGCTTCTATCTTGAACAACGCGTTTTCGGCGACAGGTGGCAACGCCATCGGCGACGGTGCGGCTTTGTGTTCAAACGCTCACCCATCTTTGTCTGGTAACCAGACAAACTTGCTGGCAGTCGCAGCCGACCTCAACGAGACTTCTCTTGAGCAAATGCTGATCGACATTGCTGGTTTGACAGATGAGCGTGGCCTTAAAATTGCGGTTCGTGGTATGAAACTTATCATTCCAAAAGAGCTTCAGTTTATTGCCGAGCGTGTTATCAACTCAAATCTGCGTAGCGGAACAGCTGATAACGACAACAACGCAATGAAGTCTATGGGTATGTTGCCTGACGGTGCAGTGGTTAACCACTTCCTGAACGACAGCGACGCTTACTTCATTAAAACTGACGCTCCAAACGGTTTTAAATACTTTAACCGTTCACCTATCAAAACCGCCATGGAAGGCGATTTCGACACAGGTAACATGCGGTTTAAAGCCCGCGAGCGTTATTCTTTCGGTGTATCCGATTGGCGTTCAGTGTTCGGAACTCCCGGCGCAGCATAAGTTAAGAAGCTTGCTTCTAATCTTATTGGAAGGGGGCTTGAAAGAGGCCCCTTTCTTTTTTGTAAAAGTTATCGTATAGTTTTATTAGGGCAAACATCAGCTTTGTAGACAGGTTATCGCCCTCCTGACGTTGCATAGACTACAAAGCGAATCCTTATGCAAAGGGTACTAAAATGGCTTCGACTACATTTTCAGGTCCAGTGACCTCAACCGCTGGTTTTATTGGCGACATCAAAGTTCCAACATACACCGTTGCATCTGCTCCATCCGCATCTTCTGCGGGCGCAGGTACGCTCGTGTACGTTTCAAACGGTGCCGCAGGCGCGGCAATTCTGGCGTTCTCTGACGGTACAAATTGGAAACGGTCTGATACGGGCGCTACTATAGCCGCCGCATAAGGAGTTGGGTTATGAGTAGGTTTAAAGCGCCCTCTGCCGAAGAACTCGCACGGCGTGGACTTAACCCTGACGGCTCTCCTATAGAGTCAACAAAAGTTCGCGCTCGAAACAAAAATGGTACACTTAAAGCAGACGACCCTTCTACGCCTCATGTAAATGAGGCTTGGAAAGCAAAACCTGCAAAGAAAAAGAAGGGCTAACAAATGGCTGGTTCAGACATTCGAACAAAACGTTTGGCTGCGACGGGTTCTGCGGCGGTTGGTTCCGCGCGTATTCGGCAGATTCAAATAAAAACCACTACGGGTTCTCCCCGTCTTACGATCAAAGACGGAAATGGCGGTTCTGTAGTTTTAGATATGGACTTAGATGCAAGTGACACGCACTCTGTAAACATCCCAGATGAGGGGATACGAGTAGGAGACATCTATATCTCTGTGTTTACAGCTTGTACGTCTGCAACGGTTTTTTACAGCTAAGAGGGTTGTTATGGCTACGACAAAAGACGTAACTAGAACACCTTCGGGCCGAATAAAATACCGCGGGGAGACTTTTCCGGGTTTTAACAAGCCTAAAAGGACTCCAAACGCGTCTAAAAAGAGTGCCGTTTTGGCTAAAAAAGGCTCTGAAATAAAGCTTGTCCGTTTCGGCGACCAAAACATGACTATAAAAAAGGACCAGCCCGGTCGTCGTAAGAACTTTAGAGCTCGTCACTCGTGTGACACTGCAAAAGACAAGTTCACTGCGCGATATTGGTCATGTAAGGCTTGGTAATATGGCATATTCTAGAAAATCTAAAAAAGCGTCGCCTAAAAGCAAGGGCAGCAAAATTTGCCCCGAAGGCAAGGCTTGGGCGCAACGAACTTTTGACACTTACCCGTCAGCCTATGCAAATATGGCGGCTTCTAAGTATTGTAAGGACCCTAATTACGCCAAAAAGTCTAAGGGCGGAAAAAGAAAGGGTTCGTAATGGGCAAATTAAAGGATTGGGTCGATGAAGATTGGGTCAGAATTGACAGCCAAGGTAATATCGCAGGCAAGTGCGGGACTTCTAAGAATAAAAAGAACCCTGACAGATGCCTTCCTAGATCTAAGGCAAATAGTCTTACTAAGTCTGAGCGAGCTTCTACGGCTCGCAAGAAAAAGCGTGAAGGCGCTAAAGGAAAGCAAGTTGTTTCGAATACGAAAGCAGCCAAAGTAAAGCGTTTAGCTTGCGGCGGAGAAGTCACTAGAGCTAAACGTCCTTACAACGGCAGGTCTCAGTCTGGCACGGCTGTAGCAAGAGGTTGCGGGAAAGTTATGGCAGATCGTCGTAAGATTACGAAAGGTTCGGTGACTCAAGGATGAATCTAGCCTTTTACAGTGATCCCACCGAAAAAGCTCTGGTTACTGAGATCATGGGTTGGTCTAAGGTTGCTTTAGAAAAACCCAGTAAGTTTTTTAACGGACTTCCTCCATGTCCGTTTGCAAAGACGGCGTGGTTGGAGGACAAAGTTTCAATTATCTTTAAGAAAGAAGCGTCTTATCAGACGTTGTATTCCTGCATTTCTAGATATGATGATGCGTTTGATCTGGTAATTATTGTTGACTTAAAAAACACAAAGAACCCGGAGGATTTTCACGAATACTTGGACGATTTAAACCACCGCATTTCCGAAGGTATGTTTATCGACAAGGACATTTGGGTAATGGGGTTTAATCCCGAGGATGAGCCGAGCGATTTTGTAGAAGACGTTACTTTTAATTATGACGTTGACGATGAATATAGCATGATTTTTGTTCAAAGACTTTCTAAGTTACAGGAAGCAGCAAACAGGTTGGACAAAAAGGGATACTATGATAGCTATGACGGTGAATACAACTCTACAGAAATATACTTTAACCGTGAAAAACTGTACAGGAGATTAAAAAATGGCGATGAAACCTAAAAAGATGCGTGGCGGCGGCATGGCAAAGAAGATGCGCGGTGGTGGCATGGTTAAGAAGCTGCGTGGCGGCGGCATGGTTAAGAAACTTCGTAGCGGTGGAGCCGTTCGTAAATCTAAAAAGTAGGCTAAAATGACGTTATCTGGAACATCGGACTTTGAACTAGACGTTGCTGAGTATATTGAAGAAGCTTTTGAACGTTGTGGTTTAGAGGTCAGGACCGGGTATGATTTAAAAACTGCAAAACGGTCTTTAAATCTTATGCTTGCGGAATGGGCAAATCGCGGTCTAAATCAGTGGACTATAAAGCAAAGAAGCTTTACCTCGACTCAGGGGGATGGCGATATTTCGATAAGTGCCGATGTTATAGACGTTTTATCGGTTGTGGTTCGTCGAGGTAACACCGATTACGCTTTGGATCGGGTTAGTCGAGACACATTTTTATCCATTCCAAACAAAACAAGTCAGGGCCGACCGTCTCAGTTTTTCTTAGATCGTCAAACTACGCCTGTTTTGCAGATATGGCCGCGACCTGAAAACAATACGGATGTAGTTATCTATGATGCGTTAACTCGTATGAATGATGCGGATGGTCAAACCAACACGCTTGACATGCCCTTTCGTTTTTACCCGTGTTTGGCCGCAGGGCTGGCGTATTATATTTCCATGAAAAGAGCTCCAAACCGCGTTCAACTTTTGAAAGCTGTTTATGAAGAAGAGTTTGAAAGAGCTATGACCGAGGACCGTGACAGGTCTTCTTTTAATGTTGTTCCTCAATACCAGTACTTTAGGACAAACTAATGAGTAAGTTTGCGTCGGGTAAAAATTCTTTTGCTATCTCTGACCGATCCGGATTCCGGTATCGGTACAAAGACATGCGTAAAGAGTGGACCGGGGCGCTTGTTGGTAAGGATGAGTTTGAGTCTAAGCAGCCTCAACTAGGTCCTTTTCCCAAAGTTATAGACCCGCAAGCTTTAAAAGACGCGCGGCCGGATACGGGCAACCCTACGAGTGCTTTTTTGGTGGTTACGACTAACGGCATTGTTTACTTAGGCAATGGAAACTGGAGTACGTCGGGCACCGCCGAGATGGCTTCAGAAGTAGATAAGACTCCAGAGCTACAAGGCTCTGTTGGAAGTATAACGGTGGTGACAACATGAGTTTTACATACGCGCAGCTAAAACAGGCTATTCAAGATTACACTGAAAATGACGAGTCAACTTTCGTCACTAATTTGCCTTTGTTTATTCGTTTATCTGAAGAACGAATTTTAAAAATGGTTCAGTTAAGTTTGTTTCGTAAGAATTCTACGGCTTCTACAACAAACACAAATCAATACTTAGCTTGTCCCGGGGATTTTTTGGCTCCTTTTTCTTTAAGTTTAACGGGATCAAACGGCGATAAGTTTTTTGTAGAGTTTAAAGACCCAAGTTTTTTACAGACATATACTCCCGACGCTACCACAACGGGTGCGCCGCGGTATTATTCTGTTTTTGATGTGGATAATTTTTTGTTGGCCCCTACTCCAGACGCAGCGTATACGGCTGAATTGCACTATTTTTACAGACCTTTAAGTCTTACGGCAGGCGGAGAAAGTGGCACGACATGGCTGAGTAAAAACGCCGAACTTACTCTTTTGTACGGCGCGTTGGTGGAGGCTTACCTCTTTATGAAGGGTGAGCAGGACATAATGCAATATTACGACAAACGCTTTCAAGAAAGTATGATGGCATTGAAAATGCTGGGTGAAGCTAAAGAAACAACAGATGAATACCGCACAGGCAAGGTTATAAGGGCAAAACAGTAATGTTTGAGTTCAAAGTAGACATCAACAAAGACGCCCCTGTTATTGGGGTAAAAACTACGGACAACCGCGGGTTTACTCCCGAAGAGTTGGCGGAGCAGTGTGTTGATAAGATTATTTCAGTTTCGGATACCGCAGAATCTGGAATACGCGATCAGGCTCGTGCCTTTTCAAGACACATTGAAACGCTTGTTGCATATTACATGCGACAGGCTATTCGCAGTGACCGTACAACTGTGTATAATGCACTCAAGGATGCGGGAAACCCCGAACTGGCTGAACTTATAAGGAGACTATAATCATGGCTTTCAGCGGAAACTATATGTGTACTTCTTTTAAGCAGGAATTGCTTACTGGTAGTCACAACTTTACAAACTCGTCAGGCGATACGTTTAAGTTGGCTCTGTACACAAACAGTGCTTCTTTCAACGCAGCGACCACAGCTTACACAGCAACTAACGAAGTAGCGAACTCAGGTTCGTATGCCGCGGGAGGTGGTGCGTTAACTAACGTAACTCCGACGACTTCTGGAACCACAGCGTTTACAGACTTTGCGGACCTGACGTTTACATCAGCTACAATCACTGCGCGTGGTGCGTTGATTTACAACACCACAACTGGCGCGGGGTCGGGTACTACAGACACTGTTGTTGTTTTGGATTTTGGCTCTGACAAATCGTCTACAGCGGGTGACTTCCAGATTGTGTTCCCAACGGCTGACGCGACTAACGCTCTTATCCGTATCGCGTAAGGGGCAACCCTATGGCGAACATCACTGGTTGGAGTCGTGGCGAATGGGGAGAGGCTGCTTGGAATGAAGCAGTTCCTGTCCGCGTGGGCCATACTCTTAACGGGTGGGGTGAGTTAGGTTTTGGCGTTACATCTTGGGGCGGTGAGCAATCTACGATTGACGCTATGCAGGGCCAAGTTGGTGTTGCGGTTATTCGCGAAAATGTCTCGGTTTCGGTTACGGGGCTCGGCTCCGTTAGTGCTGTTGGTTCGGCTATCGCAAAAGGCAACAACAGCGTAACGGTAGTAGGACTATCGGGCTCTGGAGATGTTGGTACGGTCACACTTCGTACTGAGCAGAATATTCCGACTACGGGGCTAGAAGCCACGGGGTTTGTTGATTCTGTAACGGTTGTCGAAGGCGCAGGGGTTACGGTCACACTTACAGCGTCCCTGCTTGGCACGGCTTCGGTAAACGGCGTCACGGTTGTTATTAACGCCTACGCTCCGGCGACGGGACTTGAGGTCTCGGGAAGTGTCGGCAGTGTCACGATCATCGAAGGCACCGGCGTTGATGTAAACGCCGTGGGTGTTGAAGCGGCGGGTGGAGTAACCGCTCCGACCATAATTGGTGATGCTCCTAATGTCGAAGTTACGGGGATTGCGGCATCAGGGCTTGTAAATCCGGTTGAACTACGCACTTTCCAAAGAGTCCCTGTAAATAACCTTGACATGATAATGACCTCTGGAATGGGGACGGTTGAGGCCAAAGGTAACTCGATTGCAAGTGTTACGGGGCTTAGTGCTAGCGCAACGGTTGGTTCTGTGCTAGTTTATGGTAACATTGTTCCAAATCCGGGTACGTCTTGGACGCCTGTGTCTCCTTCTGGAGGAGATACTTGGACTGAAGAGGGGCCAAATCCCGGCACAACTTGGACTGAAATAGCAGCGTAAAGGTAAAGAGATATGGCTACCTATACTACAAACGGCGGCATTACAAAGATTGCAACAGGCGACGAGTCTGGTACTTGGGGTAATACTACCAACCTTAATTTCGACATCTTGGATCGACTGACGAACGGTGTCGGTTCTATTACTTTGTCCGGCACAACGCATACTTTGACAACCTCGGATGGGGCGTTATCTGACGGACAATACCGGGTTCTGGTTCTTTCTGGCAGTCCAAGTGGAACGAATACAATTACGGTAGCTCCCAACGACAGTCAAAAGTTCTATGTTGTAAAGAACAACTCTGGTCAGTCCGCTGTGTTTTCACAGGGCAGCGGGGCTAACGTAACGGTAGCTAACGGCAACACGGCGTTTATTTACTGTGACGGCGCTGGATCAGGAGCCGCGGTTGTTGATCTTACAGCCACGATTCCGGCCACGGGATCATTGCTTGCTGCGAATAACTTATCCGATGTTGCGAACGCAGGTACTTCCCGCACAAATCTAGGTGTGGCAGTTGGATCAGATGTCTTGGCCTATGACGCTAACTTGCAGGCTTTTGTAACTGCGCTTACACTGCCGACATCAGATGGCACAAGCGGCCAAGCATTAGTTACTAACGGAAGTGGCACTATTAGTTTTGGTAGTGCTGGTATATCAACAGGTAAAGCCATAGCTATGGCAATCGTGTTTGGCTAAAGGAGAAAACAAATGGCTGCACCGAATATCGTAAATGTAAGCACGATCATAGGCAAATCCGCCACCGTCGCGCTTTCTACAACATCCGCAACGACACTGGTCAGCAATGCTGCATCCAGCGGCAAGGTCTTTAAGATCAACATGATCCAAGTGGCAAACGTCGATGGCGTAAACGCCGCAGACGTTACGGTGGATATGCACAGCGCGGCATCCGGCGGTGGCACAGCCTACTCTCTGGTCGCAACTGTTTCGGTCCCTGCCGACTCTTCGCTGGTTGCTCTTGATAAAGGTACGTCTGTGTATCTTGAGGAAGATAGGTCAATCACTGCGACTGCTAGTGCCGCTAACGACTTGGAAGTAATTGTAAGCTACGAAGAGATCAGCTAATGCGCTTTATTGGCAACGCCCCTGTAGATGGTGAAGTTCGTGCTATCGCCTCTGGTGCGTTAGCCACTGGAGATCCTGTTGTAGTTAATGCTGATGGGACTGTTAGTAACATTTTTACTAACCTAACTATATTCAATAATGCCAGCACCTTTGTTCCAGCTATAGCTACAAATGGCTCTGGAACTTTTCTTCTTATTTATAGGGATGATGGTAATTCACAGGCAGGCATGGCTGTTGCGGGGACAATATCTGGGTCTTCTGTGACACTTGGAACGGCTGTACAAATAACAAGTGAAATGGGGAACTCACGACTGTCAACTGCTGTTGTTTACGACCCTGATAACTCAAAGTTTGTTATTGCTTATCGTGACGCCAACAATGACAGTTACCTCACATCCAGAGTTGTCACCGTAACTGGTACAACGGTATCACTTGGTACAGCAGTGGTGGTTAATAGCCAGACTGTCACTACCGTAGACATTGCCTATGACACTAGCGCAAACAAAGTTGTTTTTGGCTGGCGTGGTGGATCAGGTACTCTTGTTGCAGGAGCCGTTGGAACGGTAAGTGGAACGTCTATATCTTTTGGCAGCACTACTATAGTTGCCTCAAAAAGACCTGATTATATGAATGTTGTATATGATAGCAATGCAAATAAAACTGCATTTTTTTACAAGGACGCCGCAGACACTGGAGATGGATACTATGTTGTTTGCACTGTTAGTGGCACATCAATAAGTGGTGGTTCAACTGCCGCCTTTGATGCGGCAGATGTACAATATATTTCAGCCGCTTATGACAGCACTGCACAGAAGATAGTTATTGCATATCGAGATGAAGGAAACTCTGGAGGTTATGGAAGTGCTATTGTTGGGACAATAAGCGGAACATCAATGACGTTTGGCTCAGAAACTTCTTTTACTGATGCCCAAGCTGGCGATATTTCCGTTAGTTATGATAGCACAAATAACCAGACGTTTATTTTTTGTGAAAAGAGCAACACCTTACAAGGCATTATAGGTACTGTAAGCGGTACGTCGATAAGTTTTGGGACACCTGCGACCCTATCTAGTGGGGGTGGAAAAAGTTATACAAGTTCTACGTTTTCAGTAAGCTCTGGGAAGGTACTTGTTGCTTTTAGAGATCAAGCGGCCTCAAACATAGGGACTTTATTAACGGTAGACTCCAACTTTGCAGGGGGCAACCTCACCTCCGAGAACTTCATAGGTTTTGCCAATAGCGGCTACGCTGACGGTCAATCCGCAGCGATCAACTCAACGTGCATGGTTGACAGTAATCAAACCAGTTTAACCGCTGGGCAGACTTACTATGTACAGACTAGCGGTGCGCTGGGTACAACCCCTGCTGATCCGTCTGTTGTGGCTGGAACGGCCATCTCTTCTAAATCTATTATCGTGAAAGGTTAAACACATGAAGACCATCGTTGAAACGTCAACTAAGTTAAGCAAGTATCTGCTTGCTGATAATGTTGCGATCACAGCCACGGCTGATAACATTACAGTCGGTGATCCTGCACAGTTTATTATTGGTGACTTGAACAGCACCACGGTTACAATCACTGAGAACATAACAAACGCCCCTGATGATTGGACAGGCAACAAGTACAAATTGGATGGCACAACGTGGTCAGCTAATCCTGATTGGGTAGACCCGACACTCGACGACGAGGAATAATCTAAATGCGCATCATTGGTACCGCTGAAAAAGCGAGAGAAGTAAAGGCCGTTGCCAGTGGTGTGTTGCCAAGCGGTCAGCCTATTATCGTAAATGCTGACGGGACGGATAGTATTGTTGCGGAGACTGCTGTTTCTCAGTCTATCGGAACGGCGAAAACGGTCAATACCCAAACAAGCGGAGACAATAGCGCAATTTACGACTCCGCAAACAACAGGGTTGTTGTAGTTTATAGGGACGAAGGCAACAGTAATTATGGCACTGCTGCGGTCGGCACTATAACTGGAACATCTCTTTATTTTGGGTCGGAAGTTGTGTTCGCCTCTGAGTATGTTGGCTATTTAAATTCTGTTTATGATGTATCCGCAGGAAAAGTTGTTGTTTTTTATTCCGACAGCGGCGCTGTAGGGCGCTGTAATGTTGGCACTGTAAGTGGCACATCTATTTCTTTTGGTAGCCAAGTTAACGCAGGCCCCCAAACCAGCTCTTATTCTCAGACATCCGCTTATGACTCCGTAAATCAAAAAATTGTTATTGCGCGTCAAAAAAGTTCCGGCTCCGGCGGGGAAGCATTTGTTGGGACAGTAAGCGGTACATCGATTAGCTTTGGAAGTGCGGTTACGTTTGAGACCAGCAACGTAAGCCTTTATGTTGGCGGTTTAGCATATAATCCTGCTACTGGAAAATTTGTTTTGGCATATAGGGAAAGAGTGAATAATTACGCAAAGTGTAAGGTCGGCACTGTAAGTGGCACATCGATTAGCTTTGGAGCAATCGAAGGTTTTAATTCATCCAATACTCAACAAATCGTTGTTAGTTCTGACCCAACCTCAAACCATGTTGTTATCTACTACAAGGATACATCGGATAGCCAAAAGGGTGAGGCTAGGGTAGGAACTATAACGGGAACATCTATTGCAGTCGGTTCTTTGACTCAATACTCTGCGGGTGAAATAGGTAGACAGTCAGCAACGTACAATGTCGCGGCGGGAAAGCATGTGATCTTCTTTACCGATCAGAGTGACAATACAAAAGGATTTTTTTGTGAGGGAACAGTAAGTGGAACCTCTGTCAGCTTTACCTCTCCTGTAGAATATGAAGCTGGGACTACCGTCTGGGCTACGGGCGCGGCCTACATATCTGATGAAAAAGTTGTTGTTCATGCGTTTTCTGATAATTCGGATAGCGGTAAAGGCAAAGCAATTGCAATTCGTTCCGCCTACACAGAAGCCAACCTCACCTCAGAGAACTACATCGGCACAGCCGCCAGTGGCGCACCTAGTGGGCAAGGCGCAAAGATCAACATCAAGGGCGCTGTGGCTGAAGTGCCAGAAACTATCTATGAAATTGTAAGTGCCTCTTATGATAGTGTTAACTTTAGTGTATCGGGACAAGACGCAGACCCATATGGTCTTTTCTTTCGTTCAGATGGCGCAAAGATGTACGTTGCAGGGGATGCAGGAAACGATATAAACGAGTACAATCTTAGCACACCTTGGACTGTTAGTTCGGCTTCTTACAGCCAAAACTTTAGCGTAGCTTCTCAAGAGTCTGCTCCTAATGGCGTATTCTTTAAAACCGATGGAACTAAAATGTTTGTAGTTGGCACTGCTACGGACACTGTTTATGAGTATGCGTTAAGTTCCGCTTGGGACATTAGCTCTGCAAGCTACGGCTCTGTAAGTTTTAGCGTAGGAAGCCAAGACACTGCTCCAACTGATCTTGCCTTTAAGACTGATGGAACCAAAATGTTTATTTTGGGTAAAACTGGAGACAATGTTTATGAGTATGCACTGAGTTCTGCGTGGGTTGTGTCCTCTGCCTCGTATACTAGGAGCTTTAGTGTTGCCTCTCAGGAAACAGGCCCAACGGGTTTGTTCTTTTCTTCCGATGGCCTTAATATGGTGGTAGTAGGGGCAGCGGGTGTAAACAAATATGTTTTAAGCTCTGCTTGGGATATTAGTACTTCGTCTTACTCACAAGCATTTAGTGTCTCATCCCAAGAAAATGATCCACAGGCTTTGTTTTTTAAATCTGACGGTACTAAGATGTATGTGTTGGGATCGGGATCGGACACAGTTTATCAGTATTCAACGTCAGTATCACTAACCCCTGCACAAAGTTACTACGTCCAGACGGACGGCACATTAAGTACAACTGCCGGAGACCCAAGTGTATTCGCTGGCACTGCTGTAGCTGCAACCAAACTTATCGTGAAGGGCTAAGACATGGCACTAGATACCATTCCAAAGCAAGAGGGCGGTAAGCTCAAGGCCGTTGCATCTGGGACACTGCCAAGCGGTCAGCCTGTTGTGGTTAATGCTGATGGGACTGTAAGTGTTGTTGGGGGGTCAACTATATCTTCCAATCTTGGGTCAGCAACTGCTTTCGAAACAACAATTGCTGGTTTTTTGGGGGCTTCTTACGATAGCAATTCTAACAAGGTTGTTTTTGCCTACAAAGATGAGGGCAACTCTGCTTACGGAACAGCCGTTGTGGGTACAATAAGCGGCACATCCATTAGTTTCGGGACGCCTGTTGTGTACAGTAGTGTCAATTCAGACTTTCACACTTGTGCTTTTGATAGTTCAAATAACAAAGTTGTAGTTGGTTATAACGATAATGTTAATAACTTGGGAAAGGCCATAGTCGGCACTGTATCTGGCACATCCATTAGTTTTGGCTCTGCGGTTAGTTTCCCCGCCAGCAATGTTTGTAATTACATTTCTTCCGTATTTGATAGCAGCTCAAATAAAGTTGTTTTTGCTTACAGGGACGCTGGAGCGAGTCAAAGAGGGAAGGCGGCTGTTGCTACAGTAAGCGGCACAAGTTTGTCCTTTGGCTCTGCGGGAACCTTTTTAAACACTACAGGCAACGGCCCTGAGAATATGTGCATGGCCTTTGACTCCGTAAACAACAAGGTTGTTTTGGCTTTTCAAGATCGAAACGATAGCAATAAAGCCAAAGGCATTGTCGGCACTGTAAGCGGCACTGACATTTCGTTTGGCAGCATTTCAGAAATACCTAGCAGTAGTGCAGACATCGCAGAGGATGGCATGGGTGGTATCGCCTATGACGCCAGCAGTGAAAAAATTGTTGTTGTATATAGAGCTAGTAGTGTTTCAAATTACGGGCGCGTTTCTGTGGGAACCGTAAGTGGAACTAGCATTTCGTTTGCAGCCGCTGCTACCTTCGCAGCGTTTGCTACGGGAACAGGCGCTCAGACTCCTAAAATAGTGTACAATCCAACGGCTAAGAAAGTTGTGGTGGTTGTTGAAGGCACTAGTCAAAACAATCTTTATGAAGGCGTTGTTTCTGGCGACACGGTTACGTTTAGCTCTCCTTTAGCTTATGCAACATCCAGCCCACGCGCTTTGTCTAATCCCGTTTATGCAAGCACACCTGACAAAGTGGTTATAGGTTATCAGGCTGACAATAACAACGGCACTTCCGCTGTATACCAAACTGCTTACACCTCCACCAACCTCACCTCCGAGAACTACATTGGTATGTCTAGTGGGTTTGTTGAAGATAGTTCAGTTTCAGAATCAGTAGGAACTTCAGTTGTGTTCGAAACTGGGGGAATTGCGGATGAAGCCTCTTCCGCTTTTGACAGCAATTCCAACAAAACAGTTATAGCTTATGTAGACATAGGGAATGGTTCTGAGGGAACAGCGGTTGTTGGAACAGTAAGTGGAAACGCTATTAGCTTTGGGTCTGAGGTTAGTTTTTCTGGTTCTGGCGTTAGCACTAGATATATTGGTGCAACTTTTGACTCTTCAAACAATAAAATTGTTATAGCCTACCAAGATGCTAGCAACTCTCAATACGGCACAGCCGTTGTAGGGACTGTAAGTGGCACAACTATAAGTTTTGGAACACCCGTAGTTTTTGAGAGCGCAAATTGTCAGTTTGTAAGTGCAACATTCGACAGTAACTCTAACAAAGTTGTTGTCGCCTACGCGGATCAATTTAATGTTTCAGGCGCTGGAACAGCGATTGTGGGGACAGTCTCTGGAACGTCTATTAGCTTTGGCACTCCTGTTGTTTTTGAAAATGCTAATACGGATGAAATTTCAATAGGCTTTGACAGTAGCGCGAACAAGGTTGTTGTCGCTTATCAAGACGCAGGAAACTCCAATCATGGCACTGCTGCTGTTGGTACGGTATCTGGAACGTCTATTAGCTTTGGCACTCCTGTTGTTTTTCAGGCAGCAGACACTAGACATACTTCTACGACTTTTGACTCCAAAAACAATAAGATTGTTATAGCTTATGAAAACGATGGTAGTTCTGAACACGGTACTGCTGTTGTCGGGACGGTCAGTGGCACATCTATTTCCTTTGGCACTCCGGTCGTTTTTGCCGCCTCTGTTGTATCTCTCATAGATGCAACCTTTGACAGTAACGCAAACAAAGTGGTTGTGCAGTATAGAGACGAAACAAACAGTAATTACGGCACTATTGTTTCAGGCTCTGTTTCAGATACAACCATAACCTTTGACACTCCTTTGGTGTTTAATGCCAATACTTCTAGCAATTCAAATACCAACTCGTTTGACAGTAACGCAAACAAGGTTGTGATCGCTTATAACGACGGTGGAAACTCTAATAAGGGAACTAGCGCGGTATATCAAACGGGTTATACAGACATCACCAGAGGCCAAGTCGCAAGCGGTGGCGCTGCAACCGTTGACATCGTAGGCACGGTCTCCACAAACCAGATAGGCGTAACCGCTGGTCAACAATACTTCGTCCAGACAGATGGCACGGTAGGCACAACCCCTGCTGACCCAAGCGTCTTGGCTGGCACGGCAATATCTGCTACAAAGCTCGTAGTCAAAACATAAGGTGATGTTGTATGCCGCTTACCAAACTTCAGTTCAAGCCCGGTGTTAATAGAGAAACAACGTCCTACACGAACGAGGGCGGCTGGTTTGATGTGGATAAGGTGCGGTTTCGCTTTGGTATGCCCGAAAAGATCGGCGGCTGGGAGAAGTTTTCCCAATTTTCATACCTTGGAACGGCTAGAGCGATGCACCCTTGGGTGGCTTTGGACAATAGCCGCTACATTGGAATTGGCACAAGCCTCAAGTATTATTTGAATCAAGACAGCGGTGCTTTTTCCGATATTACGCCCTTACGCGCTACAACCGCTGCGGGGGATGTGACTTTTTCTGCCACCAACGGGTCATCAACAATTACTGTGACAGATGCAAACCACGGCGCAGTGTCCGGTGATTTTGTGACATTTAGCGGTGCGGCGAGTCTTGGTGGGACGATCACCGCAGGGGTCTTGAACCAAGAGTATAACATTACAGGGGTTCTGACGAGCAATACATACACAATCTCCGCCCGAACCGCAGGAACTACCGTTCCATCCATTACAGTGGACGGGCAACTCTCTCCAACTCTTGTGCCTGCAAACGGCTCCGATACAGGAAATGGTGGGTCGTCAGTTGTTGGTGCGTATCAGATTAATATCGGTCTAAACACCTCTACTTTTGGCGCAGGATGGGGCATTGGTTTTTGGGGTCGAGGAACGTGGGGTTCCGCGGCGTCCACTCCCGTGGTTACTTCTACACTTCGTATTTGGACACATGACAACTTTGGCGAAGACTTACTGGTTAATGTGCGCAACGGCGGGATTTACTATTGGGACAAGACCGGGGGACTAGGTTCTCGGGCCGTGAGCCTTGATTCGTTGCCCGGAGCGTCAACAACTCCCACCATTGCCAAGCAGGTTTTAGTTTCAGACCGTGACCGCCACATTATTGCCTTTGGGTGCGATACGGAAAGCAACCCCGGCGTTCAAGACCCGTTGGCTATCCGGTTTTCGTCTCAAGAATCTTTGACGGATTGGGGTGCTACTGCAACTAATACTGCGGGTGAGTTGCGCCTTGGTTCTGGGTCCGAGATTGTCATGGCGATTGAAACGCGCCAGCAGGTCTTGGTGTTTACAGACGAATCCTTGTACGCCATGCAGTACTTAGGTCCGCCCTTTACCTTTGGTGTGAACTTGGTGTCTGAGAATATTACGACTATGGGTCCGCTGGCCGCGGTTCCTGTTGAAGACAACGTGTTCTGGATGGGTCTTAAAGAGTTCTACGCATATGGTGGTACT